TTAAAAAATAGTATCTAATTTATTGACCAGTTTATCCTCCATATCTTCAGTAGTATGAGAATAGATTTCCAAAGTCATTTTTGCATTTGAGTGCCCAACTCGATCCATTATTGATTTTATTGGGAGGCCAGACTCTGCTAAAAACGAAATATGAGAATGCCTAAAAATATGGCTAGATAAGTTTTTTTCTATTTTGGCCTGTTTTCCATATTTTTTTAATATCTGTATGAAGCAAGCTATTGTTGTAGGTTGATTCCATTTTTCAAAACAGAAAATATAATCATCGCTTGACAATGGCTGGAAACGTTCGCTAAGTCGTACTATTTGTCTTTGAATAGCTTCTATGACATTCTCTGATACTTTGATTGTCCGTATTGAATTTGTAGTCTTTGGTAGCGTCTTGATTTTGTTTACTGAATCAAAATTACCTGTGATCTCAATTTTGTTGTTTTCGAAGTCTATATTCTTCAGTTGTAAGGCAGTTAACTCACCATATCTCATACCAGTTAATGTCAGCACAAGAACCATATCAGCGTACTTTTGGTGATATTCTCGACGATTAAGGACATCGACAAGTGCTTTTATTTCTTGCATGGTGAGAAAGTTGTTACGCTTTTTTTCCAGTTCTTCTAAAGTCTTTGGTTTTTGAGGAATCGTAGTATAATCGACCTCGTTGTTTTCAATGTAAGAGTATTGAACAGCGTAATTAAAGATACCTCTGAGCCTATGCCGTACTTTTTTAGCTGTAATATATCCGTTGCTTTCAATAATTTTTTCAATAGCCTCTTGAAGAAAACGCCTGTCAAGATTAGCAAGTATGGTATCGGATGGTATGACTTCCTTCATCTTCTTATCAACTGATTTACAATTATGTTTTGTTGATTCCTTTACTGTTTGCGCCCATGATTTATAAAAAAGGTTATAGATTTCTTCAAATGTAATGCTTTCTACTTGTTTTGTGCTAAGTTTTTTATTTATCTTCTCTTGCAACAAGATAGCAGCTTGATTTCTTGCCTGGGGAGTTTTCTTCTCCATGGTCACTGAAACTTTTTTTAATTTCTCGGTATACGGGTCTTTGTATCGTTCAAAGAATTTGTATTTTCCGTTGGGAAGTTCTTCCATCCACATTGCGTTTACCTCACTTTTTTGTTAAAATGGGTATAAGAAAAAGAGCTTTTTAATGCTTTTTTTCTTACCACTAGCCTCACGCTCTCGGTCTGCAAACTTCTGAGCGTGGGGCTTTTTTGAGTTGTTTCCAAAATGGAAACAGTTGGTTTTTATTCTAGACCTGAACTAACTTTAGAAGTCAACAAGAAAGAACCGTCGTCTTGTTTTGAAAACGAAAGAATAACGCTCTTGTATTTGCTACCAGTAGAAGTATATGATACTGTCTTACTGTCGTGGTCATTTACTGAACTAGTTGTTACATTGTTAGGTTCTCCGTGAACGCTAGCAACGTCATCGTAGTTAGTTCCACCAGCTCCATAGTTGATAATATCACCAACTTGAAGCGCATCAAACTGTTCTTTTGTCCAGTTAAATTTAGCATCTTCTTCTTTTTGAGATGATTCGATAGAAGAACTTACAGAGCTAACAGTCTCTTCAACGTTTTTACCTAGTTCTTTCAATGATTTAGCGTACATTGCTTGAGTTACTAATACAATAGCAATAGATACGACTGCTAGAACCGTCCCAATAATAGCTAGTGTTTTTGGTCTTTTTCGATTTACTGCAAAACCAATTAAACCGAAGATAAGAGCTAAAATAGCCAAAATGAATGAAAAATTATTGATGATAGGCATCCATGAGCCAAGTAGAGCCAGCGCTCCAAAAATAATAGCTAAAATACCTAAAACTTTGCGTTCTTGTTTCATAATGAAACCTCTCTATCAGCTTTTAGTGTGGATCAGTTGTTGCACATATTTTTAATTTACTAATGATAAATACTCTTCTTTAACCATGATTTCATTTGTCATGGTTTTTAGATTGTAGTAAGACATGAATTTGAGGTAATCAAACTCTGTGGGGTCGTCTAAGCTTTCTAGCGCGTCTTTTACGAGATGATGGATCATATTTCTATCAGCTTCGTTTTCACAGCGTAGTCGAGCGTTCTGGTACTCTGAGAGTGTATGGTCTTTGTGTCCAAGTTCGTGTAGGGCGACTTGGATTTGTTGTTCAGGAGTCAAGTTGTGGTCAATAGCGAGTACGTTTGTGTCTGGATTGTAGAAACCGCTACTGTGCCAGTTTGAACCGTCGAAGAGACAAAGTTCTACTTGATATTCTTCGCAGAGTTTAGCGAGTGTCATAGTTCTCCTTTTAATTAGCCACTCGATAATAACTTTTAATAGCTGGATAGCTTTTTAGTTGGCTTTCTTGACGTTTCTTTTTTTGTTCAAATTGATGAATGGATTCATTACTGAGCCGTAGCATGTAATCATATTCACTGTTATTTTCTTTTGGTCGTTTAACTTGGACGTGATTCATTTTAGATTCTCCGTTTTTAATTCTATAATTCCTTTGTGATTTCTATTTCTATCAAAACCAAATTGTCCCATCCAGTATGTTTCATTGTGAGCCATGTGGGAATATATAGGACGAGTTTTTTCAATATGATCTTTATCGCCTATTTGATAGATGTCTAAGCAGGTACTTGCTTTTTCTTTAATATCTTTTAGATATTTCTCTATGTCTGGAGAATGTTTAAAAAATAGTAAGACATCTATGTCTTTTGGGTTTTCTTTCTGGGTGCAAAAGCTTCCGTCTAGCCATATACGCGTAATGATATTGCTATCTAGATTTTTTAAGAAAGTTGAGAGAGCTTGGAAATTTCTAGTTCTGGTAGTGGAGTTTGGGAAGTTATCTACTAGAGTTGATTGTATTTGTGCTAGTGAGATATTTGTTAGTATTCCTCCATTTAGGTTACCTTGATCATTGAAGTGGAGTTTAGCGAGTGTCATAGTTCTCCTTTGTTATTTATAAACCTCTCTGCGGTGGGCGATGTCTACGGCTAAGACGACTAGTTTATCGTCTTGGATATCACAGATGATGCGCTAATCGCCAACTCGGTATCGGCAGTAACCTGATAGGTTTCCTTTTAGTAGTTTAGCGTGTTGATAGGGGTTGCTTGTGTTGTCTACGTTTTTTGTCATCCACGAGATGATTTTTCGTCTAGTTGCTCCATCGAGTTTTTTGAGTTGTTTTTGTGCTTTGCTTTCATAGACGAGTCGGTACATTAGGCGATGTCCTCTCTGGTCATTCCAAGACTTTCCAAGAGTTCATCTGTTGTATATGTTTTTGGATTAGGGTCGGCTAAATACTCCATATAGGCTTGGTCGGCTGCTCGTGCGTCTTCGATATCTTCCATGAGTGCCATGAAGTCGTCAAAATCCATGGTCGTTGTGTTGATACCGTGTTTGTTTAGGTAGTCCGTGATGTAGGAATTTTTTTCTGTGAAGTTGATAGTGATAGTCATTAGCGTTCTCCTTTGCTTTTGAAGTGGGCGGATAGGACGGATGTGATGAAGTCGATATCATCTTCATTTAGTGGTTTCCCGTCAAATAACATGGTGTTGGCTGCTGCTTTGCGTAAGTCTATGATTTGTCCGTTTACTTGGGCAAATTCATCACTCCCAGCAATAGCAGGGTTATCTGTACGACCTAGAAGATAATCAGTGGACACATTGAAGTAGTCAGCTATTTCTGAAATTCGTTCAGTAGATGGTTTTGAACTTTTTAAATTATAAATGGTATTTCTACTGTAACCAAGTTTTTCTTCCAATGAATTTATTGAAAGTCCTTGCTTTTTGGCAAGTTCTTTAATTCTGTCAAATGTCTGAAACATTGATTTTTCAACCTTTCTGAGAACATGACAAAAAATATTTAATATTTCTCATTAAAACACTTGACAAAGTTAATGCGAAGTATTAAAATAGTTTTTGTAAGTTAATGAGTTAGTAAAAAACGAAGTTAAAACTTATCTAAAAATAAATAGCTTTGGCGAGCAAGAAAATTGATAGATATAAGGTTTTATCAAGGTTTTTAATTATGCTTTCATTTTAATACTATACATTAATTTTGTCAAGCATTTTATAAAACAATTTACTAACTTTTTTTCTTACTTTTAAAGAAAGGAGGGAGGCAGATGCCAAACATGGATGGTGGACGTCAAAAAATCAGAGATTATCTGAAAGAGCACAACTTGACGATGGCGACGCTAGCAGTACAGTATAGCATGGCTCGTCAGGATGTGACGAATATCCTGAATGGAAAGCTAAAAAATCCACAAGCGAATCAGTTCATCGCTCGTGTGATTGAAGATTTTAAAATTCGGTAAAAATATTGGTTTAAGTAGGAGGAAAGATGGAAGAAGACATCAGAGTTCACATGCCTTACGAGGTATTTAAAAACCTGCTTGTTAGAGCAGGCAGAATAAAGCGTGAAGAAGGCAAGCAGATAACTTGGACAAATAATACCGCTCCGTTTACAAAAGAGCAACGGAGGGAAATAGATGAACTCTACGAGCAGTTCGCAGAAGATTGAATGTGGAGTTTGTCATTGATATGTTTGTTAGCAATCAATAAACATTCATTAAGCCTATCAAAAATATATCTGGGTTCTTCGATTGTGTCTGGGTCATAGGACTGTTCTTCAAATTGCACATCCCAAATATAAAGCCCATCGGGGTGGGGATATCCAGCTTGATAACGTAGCACATTTCTAAAATAGATGAATTTTTTTTGCTCTTCATCGCTATCTAAAAATAGATAGGTCTTATAAAAGATATCATCGAAGTTTGTGATGATATCTAAATCAATCGGAGGAGCATCGTCAAGTCTTGATTCTACGTATGAGACGGTTTTACCACTAATCGATGCAAAATTTTGAAAAGTTGAAATATATAAATCTCTATCCTGACTTAGTTGGGTATTTAAGAAATCAACCTTCTTTTCTTCGAGTTTATTTTTATTTTCAATCTTTTTTTGCTGGTAAGCAAAACCGTGAATAATCAAATTTGTTAAAACAGTTGCACCAACAGAAATCAATGTTGTTGTAAATACTTCAGACATACAAATACCTCAGATAATATTTTTAAATCATTATATCACAAACAGAAAGGAGTAGGATGGAAGAATTTATTGATGCTCTTGAAAAAGAAAAAGACCACCTTGAAAAAATCATTGAGGTAGTCAGCTCTGGTGGTAAATTTCTGAGATTGCCGTATCAAAAAAGTCACGCTCGATTAGTGAGAATCTGAAATTGATTTCTCAAAATCTTGATAGACTGAGCTGTTTATATAACCAAAGAGGAGAAAGAATGACAGACAGAGAACTATTTAAGTTACCAGAAGATTATGTAGAATCTACTGGACTTGACAAGATTACATTTGAAGTACCTTTTGAATTGTTTACGAAAATTCTAAAAGGGTACGGACATAAGTTAGCGTGGGAGGATTTCCGACAAATAAAAATCCACCCAAGCACTAGAACAAAAAAGACGGTTGGACAGTGTCAGTTTTTGTTTAGTATTTGGATGAATGATCATTTGAAGCCAGCGATTAAACCTTCAAAAGAGTTGCAGAAAGAACCTGTGCGTAAGACAAAGAAACAGAAACGTCTTCATAAGTTAGCACAAAATCTTCTTCATCGCATGAAGGGTTGAAATCGCCAATGTATGCACCTTGCTCTGTTTTGCAGATTAGAAGAGTACCATCTTCGTTTGTAACTGCATCTAGATAAGGTCCCAAATCAGACTTAGTCATAAGTTATCCTCCTTTCTGCTTATATTATAGCAGAAATAGAGGTTAGAAATAGAAAGGAGTAGGAAGATGAGACCAAAACGATATCCGTATAGTGGGAAAAAAGAGTCCACCTTTGTAAAGGCAGACCCTGAGTTAGTTGAAAAACTTTTAAGAAACACTAGTTTTCTTGAGTGTTTACAAAAAAAGCCTATCAATTTTCAGATAGACTCAGAAGAATTTAAGCGTCTTAGCTATAAAGCCATTCATGATACTTCTCAAGTAACTCAATAGGAGGAAGGAATAAAATGATTCACCATTATATAACTCACTATGCCAGCAATGGGAAAGATTACGCCGAAGCATGGATTCAAATTGATTTTTTGGGAATGTGCTTTTGTGTATGGAAAAAGCGTACAACCATTGAACGATTGTACGCAAACGAAGATTAGACTTTTTTCCAACCGTTGCCTTTAGCAGATGTCGGAGGGAGCCGATCACCTTTTCCGATAGTTGCGGTATGACCATTAGTAACTTTTCCGCCACGAGGTCCTACCTCTACATAGCGACCAGGTTTCTGATTATCTGTTCCAGGTTTTATTGGAGTATTTGCCATACTATCTCCTCCTTTCTATTGGAATTTTGACTAAAACGGTGAGAGGTCCTAGTCAAGAGTATTATAGCAATTTAGGAGGATATTACATCAGTCTTGAGGCTGATATAGGAGGTTGAATGGAAGATAAAATTATCGAACTTGCTGATTACTTCATCAGCGAATCTACAACGTACAGAGAAGCTAAAATAGCGTGTGAGAAGCTATTGAAACAAGTCAGCCATGAGATAGAACTCAGGGCGATGGAAAGTAGGACAGTATGAAAGAAGCAGTAAAGGAATTTCTAAAATTCAGGAGCCGATTTACAAAAATAGAATGGTTTGAAATTAACCAAGCTATCGAAGCTCGTTTAAATCAAAAAGCCGACCAGTTGAAACTGGACGACTTAGATTTAGAAATCATTTCTAGCAGACTAGAAAAAGTTATCTAGAAACGATTTGAATGAACATTGGATGGATACGATAGTCAGCGCCACGATAGTGAATGTAGATATAATCCTGATGGTACATCGAGTTTGCTTCAGGTTTAGAAATTGGTGAGTAGAGTTCTGCATTTTCTTCCCACCAAATGTAAGGATTAGCCATATTTGGTCCCATTACACAATCGTCGTCGGCTGATAGGTTCACCCAATTTCCGCAAAGACATGCGTGAATTTCAGTCATAATATTACCTCCTTTCTGGTTTCATTATAGCAGAAAAGGAGATAGCAAAAAAGCACCTGACGGCAATCAGGCGCATGACAAAATTATTCAAGAAAATTATAACACGAAAGGAGCAAAAATGGAAGTAGTTGAAATTGTAAGAATTAAAGATGTGATCATTGAAAAAGTCTCTGCTAATGATGAAGAGTTAAAACGTATCTTTGGATGTTCAAAACGACAAGCAGGAGAGCGAAGAAGAGAAATGCAAAAACTCCCTAGTCAGCAAAAACATCTTTTGGATAGTGGACAACTTGTAACGATTAAAGGTTTCTATGAATACTTGCAATATCGTGGAACTAAAGCTTGGAAAAAAGAAATGGAAACAAGAAAGAAAATGAGGTCAGCAGGATGAACCTACTATCAAGAATCAAAAACTATTTTTCGGAAGAGGTCAAAGAAACTAATCTCGACTGGAAAGAGGTCGCTTTAGACCTCAATCAATCACTAATTGAAACACAGGAAAAACTTCAAGAAGCGAATCAAGAAATCGCAGACTTGAAGAAAATCGTAGCAATCTACAAAGAAAAGGAGAAAGAAAAATGATGGAATACATTTACCTGGTAATAATCGTAGGAATTGGACTATGGTCGCTAGTAAATAAACTAGATGACCACGCTGAAATGAAACAAAAAGAGCGCCAGCTGATGGCAAACAATGTCGCACGGATGAATCTGAGAAATTCAGATAAGCAATTTACTTATGATGTAGAACCGCCTGAAGGGTTGAAATAAGGAGGAGAAACATGACTCAAGCGGAACAAATTAGGGAATATTATAGAGAGCACCCTGCTGCCTCATGTGATGAAGTGGCTGAGGTTGTCGGTACAACAAAAAGCAACGTAAGTGCAAACCTGGCCAAAGACATCAAGGCAGGCAGATGCGTTCGCTTGGAAGACAAGTCATACGACTACTCCCCTTACTTTAATCACACACAAGCGCTCACTGAGTTGGTTGATTGGAAGAATGATACCAGACGTGAGTGGGTGGATATGCTGACAAGAGCAGCAGAAAAAGAAACGGATAGCAATGTTATGCGTTTGTTAATCAAAGAAGCAAATAAATTGATGAAAGAGGTGACGAAGTAAATGGTTCGAAATAAATTGACAGATTTAACAAATACTTTGTTTGCTCAATTGGAAACCTTGGACGATAGGGATCTTACTGCAGATGAATTAAAGACGGAACTCCAACGTTCAAAACAGATGGTCGCAATCTCAGGTCAAATCTTACAAGCAGGTCAATTGGCGCTAGATGCTGAAAAATTCAAAGACAAGGTAGGTGAAGTCAATGCCCCGATCGCTTTGCTGGAAGGATGAGTATACAGAGTACATGCATGAGATATGCCCTGGCCGATTAACTCCTGAAGTAACCAGGTTACTAAATGAGAAATTTGGTACGACCTATACCAAGACTCAAATAGGAGAAGTACGCAGACGTTTAGGGTTACCTGTTGGAAAAGTATATCAAGGTAAATTGTTGACAAAAGAACAACATGATTACCTTGTGTCAATCCAAAAAAATAAGATTTCTCGCGATGTCGCAAATGAAATGAACCTAAAATTTGGATTATCACTGACTGAGAAACAGATTAAGAGTTATCGAAGAAATAATAATCTACATAGTGGTTTGACAGGAAGATTCGAGAAAGGTCAGACTCCTCACAATAAGGGGAAGAAGTACCCCAATATGCCAAAAAACAGCGGGCAGTTCAAAAAAGGTAATCGACCTCCGAATTATGTACCTGTCGGTACTATCAACTACACAACAAACGGTTATCCAAAAGAAAAGATTGGAGAACCTAATCAATGGGTTTTGAAACACCGCAAGGTTTGGGAGGACCATCACGGGCTGATACCAAAAGGGTACTCAATCGTTTTTCTGGACGGTGATAAAACAAACTATGATATTTCAAATCTGGCATGTTTATCTAAGAACGAAATTGCTAGAATGAATCAAAATCATTTATTCACGTCCAACGCTGATTTGACTAAAACAGGTATTGGACTAACAAAACTTACAAATAAAATCAGAGAGGTAGAAAAAAATGGCTAGTTTATACGAACTAACAGGTCAGTTCCTGACAATTTACCAATTGGATATCGATGACGAAACAAAAACGGACACACTTGAGGCCATCGATTGGCAAGAACAATTTGAACAGAAAGCAGAAGGATATGCCCATGTTATCAAGAATCTAGAAGCCGACGTGGCCATGTACAAAGCTGAGGAAGAGAGCTTCAAAGCCAAGAAACAGGTGGCACAGAAAAAGCTGGATTATGTAAAGGATAACATTATGGCAGCTATGAATATCACGGGGCAAACCGAAGTTAAGAGTGGTGCCCTGATTATAAAAATTGCTAAGAATCCAGAATCAGTCAAGGTCAACGAAGACGACCTTCCGAAAAAATATTTTACAAAAAAAGTGACGCTTGCGCCGGACAAAAAAACACTCAAAGAGTTGCTTAAATCTGGCAAGAAAGTCAAAGGTGCGAAACTTGTCCGGACAGAAAAGTTGGTGATTAAGTAATGGAATTGATGAATAAAACACGAGTAACAGATTCACTAGCAGTTGTGATTGGACTAGAATCGATTGAAGTACTTGTTACTGAAGGTTTTCTATTTGATGTTGCGATTCGTTTTGTAAAAGTAGACGAAACAAATCTTGATCAAGGAAATGAAAAGCCAGTATTCACTCCGGAATGCAAGCTGGTCACAGTTGCTAAATACAAGGAAAAACCTATCTTTGAATCGGAGGAAGATATTCGAAAATTTGAGAAGCAAGCAAAAGAAGTTAAATCGCTATTTGCCTTTGCAAAGGTAAATAAACAAAATTGGTTTAACACTGCCCTTTATCCAGGAGTGCTGACTGAGAAAGTTGGTGTTTGATGAAAATTTTAGCTATTGATCCAAGCAGTAATAAAATTGAAACCAGCACAACAGGAGTTGTCTTGTTGGATAATGCAAGATTAGTTGATAGCTGGGTTGTCTCTTATGGTATGAGAGGTTTCGCTGATTGGTTTCACGAAATCGGAACAAATCTTGAATTCGATGTAGTTATTGTTGAAGAATTTAAGGCGAGGGATAACGACAAGTCGAAAGATAATAGCGTGGCAGAAACCATCGCCTATATCCAACTTTGCTATCCAGGTGCCATTCTTCAATTCAATGCAGGTTACAAGTCGGATATTCCAAACGATCTTTTGAAAATCTTAGACCTTTGGAAATTTGAAAAAAGTCATCATCAAGATATTCGAGCAGCAGCAAGACTTGGATTATTTTGGGCAATGAGAAATGATATTGAAGAAGTGGTTCATGATATCGGAAAGGTGGTGAGTGAGTATCACAATAACGCTAAGAAAGTGGCAAGCTGAAGCGATTAAAAGAAGTGAACATTTATCTAATGGAATCTTTTTAGAGGCTCTTGGGGGCAGAGGCAAAACTATCTGTGCACTTGCTATTGCAAAACATAAAAAAGCTAAAAAAATCATCATCACAAACAATCGACTAGCTATTCTGAATGGTTGGATAGATGCAGTCAAGTTTATGAATTTTGATAAAGGTGTTGAGATTATCATTCAGACAGATAGATATCTTCAAAATCAAGTCAAAAAGGGGCATAAATTAGATTGTGATGTGCTGATAGTAGACGAATGGCAGAATATGTCTTCTGACAAACAAGTGGCCTTATATCGCAAAATAAAGCGAAAATACACGATAGGTCTTTCAGCGACACCAATTCGGAAAAAAGGACAAAATTTCTATCCGCTTGAAAAAACGGTATTTGGTTGGGCAACCCCAAATAATAAATTTGACTGGCAAAAGACTCATGGGAAAATGGTCTATGATCCATTTAGCTATTCAAAAGAGAAGTGGGAAGATTTTCAAAATTATGAAAGTTATATCTCGAGCTTGCCTAATTTCTTCCGCTGGGAAGAGATTGAAGGAATTGAGAATGCAGTTGAGAATAACGGTTTTGAGATTAAGTTTTACCGAAAGAGAGTCGCCTCTGGCAATCCAGAAAAACTTGCAGAATTTAGAAAACTAAATCTTGTAACAGTGGACGGCAAAACTGCAATGGCCAAGCAATCGTTTGGAAGAAAGACCTTTGAACGCTACCTTAATCAAACAGGCGTAGCAGTCGATTTTCCAAAATTAAAGCCAGTAAATGCGGATACGCCATTGATGTTACAACTTGACGGTTTAATCGAACGAGCACCACACGATATGTTGATTGTCAGTAAATCTAAGCAGATTGTCAACGTCATTAGCGAGCGCCATCCTGAAATTGGAATCTGGACGGGCGATATTCAAGAAGGACTTTATAAGAAATCCGTGGTTGCTACTAGTCAAGTGTTAGGTGTCGGAGTAGACGGCTTGCAACACAAATACCAAACTATTGTCGTATTGGATCCAGTAGAAGAAGGTTCTGGAGAATATGATGATTATCGACAATTGCTCTGGCGCATAACAGGAAGTCGTCAGCAGCATGATGTAAATGTAATTGAATTTTATTATAAAGAAAGTTAAAAAAAGAGGAAAACAAAATGAATAAAACAACTGAAATGATCGTATTTCGTAGCCGTAAAACTGGAGAATTTCTTAATTCTTACAAGGACAGAAGTTCTTTAGCATTTGCAGCTGACTTTTGCAGCTTGGAATATTGTTTGAAGCTTCCTCGTAAAAAATACGAAGACAACAAAAAGACTTACAAGGCTCTTGCTGCAGCTTTTGACTGTGAAATTGTCGCAGTTGAAGCGGAATACAAATTGACCTATCCGAATGGATCAGAAGTTGAACCTATCAAGCGTGACCGTTCATCAATTGAGGACATGATTAAGGATATTATTGGAGGGGTTCTCTAATGGCATTTACACTTCCAGCAAATAAACCACAAGTTCCTAAAGATACCCCAGAAATTTTTTCATCTACGGCGAAACCATGAGCGGAAAGTCTTATCTTGCAAATGAATTCCCAAATCCAATCGTTTTGAACACAGACGGGAATGCAGAAGCTAACACTGTTCCAAGCATTCAGCTGATCAATGAAAAAGATGACAAGGGACGAATTACCAATTCAGTAATTAAGCAGCTTGGAGATATCTTGCTTGCTCTCCAGACACAGAAGCACTCTTATGAAACAGTCGTTATTGATGTAATTGACGATGTTATTGAAATGATTAAGATTGCAGTTTGTGATGAATTAACCCCAGTTGGTAAACCTCGCTTGAAATCCTTGTCGGAAATTCCATACGGCAAAGGATACGACTTCTTTAACCAAGCTATCACAGAATTAGTCATTGACCTCAAAGCATTGCCAATGAATGTTATTTACATCAGCCGTCAGGTATCTGAATATGATGACAATGGCAATGCCACCAAAGACAAGCCAAGCTTGAAAGATAAGTATGTCAATCTTATCAATGGAAACTCTGATTTGATGATCCACACTGAAAAACTCGGCAACAACTACAACCGTGAGGTTGACCGCAAGCGTAAGACCTATTATGCGGACCAGGTTGATGACAAGGCCATCTTGAAAATCTTGGCAACTATCCGTGGGGCTGTTGAGCCTGCAAAGGGCAAGCTAGCTCCTAAAAAAGAAGCAGCTAAGACAACTAAACCAGCTAAGATCGAAAAAACAAAAGAGGCACCTAAGAAAGAAGTTGACTCTGATGATGAACTATTTTAAGAAATAAAGGAGAATACACATGAGCTTACTAGATATCGCAAAATCAATCAAAAAAGAGGGCTTTGACCCACGCAAAGACAGCGCCAACGGTCCTGCACCAATCCCAGCTGGTACTTATCCAGTAGTCCTGAAGAAAGCAACCTTCAACGTATCGGACAAAGGCTGGGAAAGCCTTGGTTATCAATTTGAAATCCGTGGCGGTGATTACAGTGGACGCTCTGAATTTGCAACATTTGGCACACTGACTGAATGGAACGGTAAGAACCTTGACTGGGCAGTTGAACGCACTATGAAATTCTTTATCAAAGCCTTGGTCCTTGCTGGCGACAGTATGCAAGGAAATGAAGAAGACGGTAAAGCCTTGGAAGAGGCTCTACAACGTAAGGCAGTTGGCTCTTACTACAACCTTGTTATCTCTGTGACTAAGGGGAAAGATGGCCGTGAGTTCCGAAACTATGACCTTGAAGAAGAAGAAGCACAACCGCTGACTGAAGCTGATATCGATGAAGATGACCTCCCTTTCTAAAAAATAGCAAGTTTTGGGTCATTGATGAAACTGATGAAAGATTAGGACCATTCAATACATTTGAAGAGGCTTATCAATCGTTGTTATTTTATTTAAAAATGACTGAAGATGAATATCAGTCAAACTATACGGCCCAGGAACTTGTTTATATTTACAAAGAGGAGAAAAAACCATGCCGTCGATGAAAGAATACGCATTACAGTACCAAAAGTTAGGGTTCTCAGTCATTCCAATCAATCCTAAAAACAAGATGCCTTTAATCGAATTTGCTGATAAACCAGCCATGACTGCAAGTGAAATCGAACGATTTTGGGATGGATACCCAAATGCGAATATTGCTTTAAGGACAACTAACTTCTTTGTCATTGATATCGATAAGCATGGCAAAGAGAATGGCTTTGAGTCGTTAAAAAAATGGGAACATTTAAATTTAATTGAACCAACTCTTCAAGCCAAAACTGCTAGTGGTGGAAAGCATCTGTTATATTTCAAAAGAGATGATGAACCAATTACTCAGATGATTAAATTCTTGCCTGGTGTTGATATCAAAGCGCACGAGAATAACTATATCATAGTAGCACCTTCAGCAACAGAGAATGGCCAGTATGAGTGGGATTTGGAGAAATCAGCGGAAGGTGGGACAATCGTAACTCCTTCCCGTGATCTAATCCGAGCAATTAAGAAGCAGTATGGTAAAACTCATGGCTATAGATACGATGGCAAAGATGGTCTTAGGGATTTAGCGAGGCGTTCACAAACCAGAGACCGAACACAGACTACAGATCTCTTTGAAACCATCGCCCTTGGTTTTGGTGATGAAGGTGGACGAAATGACAAACTAGCAAAATTCGTAGGTGGTCTCTTATATCGTGCGGTCGACGATGGTGTAGTTGTTCAACTTGCAAGATTAGCAAATGCAAATAGTCCAAACCCTTTGCCTGAAAAGGAAATGATGCGTACTATTGAAAGTATGATTAAAAAAGATAGGAGGTGATTGTGATTGGTAATGTAGTAAGTATTGACTCACAACCTAAGATGATAACGACTGCCAAGGGAGACATCAAGGCCAACAGTCCAAGTAATGTGTTGATGTCTTTCAAAGCTGATGATCAGTTGAGTATTTACCTAAAGCACAACGATTTTTCCCAAGAGCATGAACTCCTTAAAGATATCAAGATCGGCAACACTCTTTTTAAAAAAGGTGAGCTCCCTTCTAACTTTGATTCAGTCGTAAAAGTTTACTTTGAAAGTGTGTTAGGTGTTGCTTTCTCAAACCAAGCGATGCTTGATGGCATGGAGACTTTCTTTTCAGAAAGATCATACAATCCAGTTATTGAGTATATGGAGAGAGCAACTGAAAAGTGGGACGGCAGAAACCGGATTGACCGCATGCTTCAAGTATATCTCGGCGCTGAAGATATCCCTTTAGTTTCTAAAATCGCTCAAATGTGGCTAGTTGGTGCAGTTGCTAAAGTTTATGATCCATACGTTAAGTTTGACTATGTTCTGGACCTGGTCGGTGGACAAGGAGTTGGGAAAACGTCCCTCCTTCAAAAATTGGGTGGCGAATGGTATACGGATGCCGTAACAGATTTCTCTAATAAAGATAATTACGACATTATGTTAAAGAGTCTAATCGTCAACGATGATGAAATGGTGGCCAGTAATCGGATGAGCTTTGCAGAAACTAAGGCCTTTATTTCTAAAACTAGCCTACGTTATCGTAAACCATACATGAAACGAACAGAAGAATTTGCCAAGAACTTCATCTTAGCCAGGACTACTAATCAAAAAGAATACCTCAAGGACAAAACCGGTGAACGTCGTTTTCTACCAGTTATGGCAGATAGTAAACGGCAAAAAAAACATCCAATGGAAATCGAGCCAGAGACAATTGAACAAATCTGGGGCGAAGCCGTTACAATCTATCGTGCTGGTGCTGATTTGATGTTTGATGAAAATACAGAGGATGAACTGAATATCTACCGTGAACAGTTCATGTATCGTGATGAAGTTGAATTACAAGTGCTTGAATATCTTGATATGCCCGTCCCTGAAAATTGGCAAAACTGGTCTATTCAGCAACAACATCAATACACAAGTAAATATTTCGATAATAGTAGCGACTTTGATCCTGGAAGCAAAAAACTAGATAAGGTCTCAACTCGTGAAATGATGTACAACTTATTTATGAGAAATTCGAATGACAGGAAGCTGTCAACGAAGATTAACATGATCATGGATAATCATCCTGATTGGAAAAAAAGTGTTTTCCGGGCAGGAGGTAAAAGTACAAAAGGGTTCGTAAGAGTGAAAGATTCGGAAAAAAACTAATCGGTAGCAATTAAAAAATTATCGGTAGTCATCGGTAGCAGTTGAGGGGGAGATCGGTAGCATTCTACCGATAAAATAGGACATCGGTAGCACATCGGTAGCAGTCTAACCCCTTGATATTACTGACTTTTATTTAATATTTATATATAATGCTACTCTTCTATCTATATTTTTAAAAAAAGTATATAAAATAATAGTAATAATAAAGAAAGCCTATAAAATAGGGATTCTTGAAAAAAACTTTTTACTTTTTAGAATTTATCGGTAGCACGGTAGCAGTTTAGAAAAAAGAGGTAAAAATGTCATACACAGTAACATTATTTTTTGACAACATGGTAGACGAAACTCACTTTTTTAAGAAAGAGAGTGATGCTGCCAAATGCAAGGCGCAGTTAGAAAGCAAGTATCGAGGGAATCGAATGTATAAAGTTAAGCAGGAGAAATTGGAAGAATGAATAAGCAGGAATTGATTGAGAAATATAAAGAGCTGGAGAATAGTTCATTTGATATTGCAGCGATTGTAGTTTGTCAGCTAATTTTAAAAGACTTGGAACAGCTAGATGAACCAAAACCGGTCAAAGTTCAGCAGTTTGTGGCGGATTTTATCGCAGAACAGAAAAAACTGGGTCATACACTGTCCTACTCAATAGACGCAAGCATGTCTGATATAGTTGCAGAATGGTATTGGGATAATTCCGAACTCTTCGCACTAGCTTGGATTTTCGGCTACGAGGTCGAGGAAGAGAAGCGGTATACAGTAGTGACGAAAGCAACAAAACAACCGCTATATTATAATGCTATGGATAAGAAACTATTCTTCTCTATGGGCGGACTAGCTACAAAATTTACTCGCAAACAACTCAAAGAAGCGGACTTAGGCTGGGTTTTCGATTGTGAAGGAATTGAGATTGAGGAGGTGGAGTGATGGAAGATGAGCAAAATATTTTAGAGACACAATTGATTTTAGGTGAGCAAGTTTTAGAAATTGTATTGGATTTGCTAAAAGACGATTCAAAAATAGGGGTAGTTCTACCTTTAAACATAAATGACCGTGAATTTACAATTACTGTAGAAAAGGAGGTCACAGATCGTGACTAAGGGGTGTTTGTGGTTATGAAGGACGTGTATGACAAGGTGAAAGTCGGGGATGAGGTGATGTTGTGAAATTCTTGAATTTATTCGCAGGAATTGGCGGTTTTCGTTTAGGAATGGAGTCTGCCGGGCATGAATGTATAGGATTTTGTGAAATAGACAAATTCGCTAGAGCTAGTTATAAAGCTATACACGATACGAAAGGAGAAATTGAATTACATGACATCACAACAGTATCAGATGACACTATTCGAGGAATCGGAAGTGTGGACATTATCTGTGGAGGATTTCCGTGCCAAGCTTTCTCAATTGCAGGAAACAGACGAGGTTTTGAAGATACACGAGGAACTTTGTTCTTTGAAATTGCTAGGTTCGCATCTATTCTCAGACCTAAATATCTATTCCTTGAGAATGTTAAAGGATTGCTCAATCACGAAAATGGAGTTACATTCGAGACCATTATCTCAACCTTGGATGAACTGGGGTACAACGTGGAATGGCAAGTGCTTAACAGCAAGAATTTCGGAGTCCCCCAAAATCGGGAACGAGTGTTTATTATCGGACATCTTAGAAGAGAACGTACCAGAAGAATTTTTCCTCTCAGCGGAAAAAATCAGTCAACTAGTAACCAATCAGTCATGAAAATTGGGAATATAAACCCATCTGGCAACGGAATGAATGGGGAAGTCTATCAAGCTGATGGTCTAGCTCCCACGCTAACAACAAACAAGGGAGAGGGGCAAAAGATAGCTATAAATAGCTATCACGAAAACAATCATTTATCAGATGGCTTTCGAATCAGAAAGCTAACACCTAAAGAATGCTGGAGGTTACAAGGTTTTCCTGATTGGACTTTTGATAAGGCGCAGGAGGTCAACTCTAACAGTCAATTATATAAACAAGCAGGAAATAGCGTGACAGTTAATGTCATAGCAGCAATAGCAAAGGAGTTATCATGAACGCACTAGAAAAAGTCGAACAATGGTTTATCGACCGTGAAATCAAAGATCGAAAAGGTCGTTGGATTGATGGTGCTTTCGTCAAAGAGGAGGATTTGGTATGATACCGAAATTTAGAGTGTGGGTAAAAATAGGAAAACGTATGGTTTTTTCAGATGACATTCTTGCTATTGACTACGAAAACAAAGAAATAGTGACACAACAAGTCTATTTCGAGAGTGGTCTAGCAGTTGAAAGAGATATCTATTGTTATGATTTTGACGATATCGAACTCATGCAATCAACAGGACTTAAGGACAAGAACGGGAAAGAGGTCTTTGTCGGAGATATTATAAAATGTACAAGAGGATGTCTCCATGAAGTATATTTAGAAAAAGAATACGGTGGCACATTCATAGGCGGAATGCCTTCCATATATCTAAAGGGATTGCTAAATGGGTATGCGTGGACTGAAGACGAGGAAATCATCGACAATGTCTACGAAAACCCTGAACTTTTGGAGGTAACTCATGAATAAACGTCAACGCAAAAAGAAAATTTTGAACGGTCTGAACAAAGAAGAAAGATACCACAGGACGCATTGTCCTGTCTGCGATAGCGAAGCTGGTTTATTCGACAGATATTTTAATACGTACGGTTTCTGCTCTGAATATTGTGGTTATGAATACTATGGAATTTCAAGATTATAAAATAAAGGATTGAGGTTAAAATGACATTATTTGATGAAATGCAGCAATTAAGCTCAGAAAGCCACGCAAAATGGTTCGAGCGATATTTTGAGAAATATAACCTAGAACAAAAACTAAAAACTTCTGCTCAAAAAGGTTATACAGGTTATTTAATCAATGTTTGGTCAGTTAGAGACGAATATCTCAGGAATCGATTAGGAGATGAAAGAACGTTGGAAGCGTTAAGAGAATTATTAGGAGCTGGCTTTACTGTCAAATATAAGCTTTATCTATCTAAAAATATTTTCACTGGACAAGATTTCGTTTCTAACAAGAAAATTCACATTACTTGGTAAAACAAAAAAGCCAAGACACTCTCTGTCTCAGCAATAATCTCAATAATATTATTATATCACAAAGGAGACAGAGAGTGAACAAGGCTAAAGAACTATTGAAAGAGTTGCAGAATCTGGACATGGACATTCAAAGCCGTATAGATGAAATTAACGAGCTTGAGGCAGGTTTGCTCTCAAGTCCTAAGTGGTCAGATGTCAAAGTTCAAGGTGGTCAAGCTAGAAAAGTTGATGATGTCTATACTCAGCTTGTCGTGATGAAAGAGGCTATAGAACAGGATACTAAAGAGGTTATCAACAGAAAGCTCCAACTAGGTAGGATGATCAATAGGCTTAAAAATCCAAAACATAGAACTATTTTGAGAATGACTTACATCAATAAGATGTACGTTGATGACATCTGTGACAGCATGAGGGGCATAAGTTCTCCTACTTACTATCGTTTGAAGAAACAGGCAGTAAAGGAGCTTGATATTATTCTTTCAGAATTGATAGTAAATGATAGTAACTGTACAGGCATGAAGTCTAAAATCTGTTAAAATGGTAGTATCAAGAATTGAAAAGAGAGGTCTCAGAATTGGTAGATGGTTACCTGTAATGTCAGGGGGCTGTAATGGCCTTGGAGGTTCAAACCCTCCCCTCTCCTTTGAGTGTTTGTGTCCCAGAATGGGGTAGGCAACAGGCTTAGCATTCATATATCACTCATTAACTTACAAATGGTTGCGGAGCGACTGGACCTTGCATGATTGCGTAGCTAATTATATTCCGGATAAGTTATAAGCTAGAGGGTTTGATTCCCTCAGAGGTTTTAAATGACTACAAAAAATAAAAAAAGAAGTCAAAATTTAATACGCACGCAAGGTTGTAGTCGCCTTGCACTTTTAGGGCTTAGCCTAGATAATCTGTGGTAACTCAGGAAAAGGATGTTTTTAAATCTATCAAACATCCTGCCAGCAATGGTCAATCTAAGCAATGTAATCTTAACTATTTCAGTTTTGGAATAGGTGGGCGAAGTTAAAGCAGAAAGATTCCAACGGCAAGGTGCTGAGGAAATGCAAACGTGGCAGTTTGGCTGTGAAACGAGTCTATAAGAGGAAAGAGGTATTTGGTTCGAGGTGCAACAAGAGCTTAATACCATATCTTACAAAAATTGGGCGCCTCCCAAAAGTATGTAAGGTGAGTTGATTGTCCGCAAAACAATCGATAACAAGCAGGCGCTGTGCATTTTGTTCTTCAAAAGAGGATGAAACACATGGCGATGCGTGTCTGTGATAGATGAAAGATGATTTTTATATTTTAAGGCTATTCAAGATAGAAAAAAATTCGAAAAAAGCAAAAGTCATCGCCCGTCGCAAACGAAAGTGTACTTCGGCAATTAGATTGCCTGCTCAAGTCTCGCAAGGATAAGAGTAAAGTCAAAGAGTAAAGCAGCTTAGACTTTTAGCGGGGTCTTCGTTAATTGAAAAATGGCTTAGTAGTTTGTGATGTAAGAAGTGATTGGTCTAACCAATCGTGCATGAGTGATACAAGTAGGAATATTTGTGGACAAGATAATAAACTATAAGTTATCAAAAGTCACTCGTTTAAAGCAGTAGTCTCATGCTAGTTAATGGATACATGGTAGACGGATTAAGTCCTGTTTAGGGAATTGAAACGTAGGCAGGTTCGAATCCTGTCGTTCCAATTGCGATTTTAATTCGCAGAGAGAGGTCTTGAAAAGGTCGCACATCGTGTGGCTTTTTTGATTGTTTGAAAGGTGGTGATGGAAAATTGAGTGGATTGAGAATAAAACAAAAGAGATTTGCAGATGAGTACATCATCTCAGGTAATGCGACGGAAGCCTATAAGAAAGCAGGTTATCGTGTTTCTAGTGATAGAGTGGCAGGCGTTGAAGGACATAAGTTACTAAAGAATCCTAAGATTAAAAGTTATATAGATGAACAGTTGAAACAGCTTGATTCTGAAAAAATCGCAGACCAGCAAGAAGTCCTTAGTTATCTAACCTCGGTAATGCGAGGAGAGACACAAGAACAGACTTTGATAAGCATCGGAGAATTGGGTCAAACGATTACGGATATTAATGTTGGAGCAAAAGACAGAATCAAGGCAGCCGAACTATTAGGAAAACGTCATAGGCTTTGGACAGACAAAGTAGAGGCAGACGTTTCTGGGACGGTGGTGTTTGCAAATGAGTCAGACATACCAGATTAAACAAAGTGATATTGTAATCGACCTACCTAAGACAGTAGGAGCTGGATACGGACAGTTCTGGCGCTCAAGAAATCTTTATCGTGTTGTAAAAGGTTCCCGTGGTTCGAAGAAGTCCAAGACAACCGCTTTGAATTATGTTGTCCGTCTTTTGAAATATCCCTGGGCCAACTTGCTTGTTATTCGTAGATACTCGAATACCAACAAGCAATCAACTTATACGGATTTTAAATGGGCGTGTAATGTGTTGGGTGTGACTCATTTGTTTAAATTCAATGAATCTTTGCCTGAAATAACCATAAAAGCGACTGGTCAAAAAATCCTATTCCGTGGTTTGGATGATGAACTCAAAATCACATCTATCACGGTCGATGTCGGCAGTCTTTGTTGGGCATGGTTTGAGGAAGCATATCAAATTGAGACTGAAGACAAGTTCAGTACAGTAGTTGAGTCAATCCGTGGTAGCCTGGATGTACCTGATTTCTTTAAACAAATCACAGTCACATTTAACCCGTGGAATGAGAGGCACTGGATCAAACGTGTGTTCTTTGATGAAGAGACTAGCCGAGCTGATACATTCGCTACTACAACTACTTATCGATGCAATGAATGGCTGGATGAAGTCGATATCAAACGCTATGAGGATTTGTATCATACGAACCCCAGACGTGCGAGAATCGTTTGTGATGGCGAATGGGGAGTTGCTGAAGGTTTAATCTATGAGAACGTGACCGTCAAGGATTTCGATAAGGATGAATTGCTACGAGATTTAGCTAATAAGTTATGTATCGGTCTTGACTTTGGTTTTACTCATGATCCAACTGCTTTGTGTTGTTCGTTGATAAATGACACGACGAAAGAGATTTATGTCTTTGATGAGGCGTACAAGGTCGGTCTTATAACCAAAGAAGTTGCTAAGATGATAAAGGACAAAGGTTATCATCGCTCACAAATCATTGCTGATAGCGCTGAATTACGACTGATTGAGGAATTAAGGTCAGAACATGGTATAACTCGAATTAAAGAGAGTCGGAAAGGTAAGGATAGTATTATGGCAGGCGTATCCAAATTGCAAGGATACGCTATTTATGTGCATCCAGATTGTAAAAACATCATGGATGAATTTTATAGTTACTGCTACCAGCGAGATAAAGAAGGCAACTGGTTGAATAAACCAGAGGATAAAAACAACCACTTGATGGACGCTTTGCGTTACAGCCTTCAATGTATCGAAGGTGGAAAAGCAACCGTCCGCAGACGTTCTGATTATGGTCTATAGAGAGGAAAGACATGTACCAATATTTAACCTATCCACGGGATGGATATGATGAGGGTTCTTTGAAGAAAGACCTGATTTACAAATTGATAACGATACGTAACACTGAAAGCTCACATTTGAAGAAGCTTAAAAGCTACTACTTGGGTAAGCATGCTATCTTAAAACACACGAGACGCAACGTGAACGCACCCAATTACCAGACGGTAGCTAATCATGCCAAGGATATCGCAGACATGGCTACGGGCTATTTTATGGGCAATCCTATCAAGTATAACAATACTGCTGACGGTGATATCGATGAACTACTTACAGCCTTTGATGGTGCTGAGATTGACCAAGTAGATGCTCAGAATGCTTTGAACATGGCTATCTATGGTCGTGCTTACGAGTACATCTATGCTAAAGAGGGTTTGACTGAGTTGGATTCAACTAGTATTGATCCAGAAAATACCTTCATGGTCTACGATGATAGTATTGAGCGGAAGCCTTTGTTTGCGGTCTATTACTATGAAGTAAAAGACGATACGAAAGACACTACCAAGTACCAGGCTGAGGTCTTTACAGAAAATCTGCACTATCACATGGTGCTGAGAAGTACAGATTCAGGAACAACTCAGAGCGAGGAGGCAACACCTCACAACCTTGGTCAAATCCCAATTATCGAGTATCGCAACAATCACTTTGCGATTGGCGACTACGAGCAACAGATTAGCTTGATAGACGCTTATAATTCCTTGATGGGTAATCGTGTCAATGACAAGGAGCAGGCAGTAGAGTCTATCCTTGTCTTATATGGCACACAGTTAGCAGACACTCCAGAAGATGCCAAGGTAGCGATGAAGATTCTTTCTGAAGAAGGTCTTTTGGAATTGCCGGGCGATAGTGCAAGAGCCGAGTTCTTGAAGAATACGCTGGATGAAAGTGCTACAGAAATCTTGCGCACAGCTCTGAAAGAGGATATCTACACATTCAGCCATGTGCCTAACTTGACTGATGAGAACTTCGCAGGGAATACATCAGGCGTAGCCATGGAATTTAAGCTGATGAGCCTTGAAATGATTACCAAGACCAAGGAAGCGAACTATAAGCGTGGATTAAGACAACGTATTGCGATTTTTGCTCATTACTTGGGTATGAAGCAGATTGCTTTAGAGTCTCATTCAATCGTTCCACAATTCAGCCGTGGTTTGCCTAAAAACTTGCTGGAAATCTCTCAGATTGTGAACAATTTGGAAGGTAAAGTGACCAATAGGCAGCTTATTTCTCTCTTGCCGTTTGTGGAAGACCCTGATGCTGAATTGGAAGCCTTGGAAGAAGAGAAAAAGAAGAACATGGAAGACATGCCGATGTTTAACCAAGACAACACGAAACCCGAAGACGAGGTAGAGGATGAAGAATCAGGAGTATTGGGCGAAGAGGAAAGCCAATCTGATTTACCAACAGATGGACAAGGCCGAAAAGCAGGCAGACCAGTTCGATAAGGTCTATCAGGAAGCCAAGACTTACTTGGATAAGGAAGTCAATAAGATTTTCGATAAATTCCAACGTGATTATGGTCTAAGTCAGGTAGACGCTAGACAAGTCTTGAAGAACATGAAAGCCAAGAAAGACTTGAATGAACTTCGTAAGGTGCTTGAAGCAAGACCGAATGATCCAAATATCCAAAGACTACTAGCTGACTTAGACAGTCCGGCTTATTCTTTCCGTATGAAGCGTCTAGAACGTTTGAGCGATGATTTAGACCGTATGCGTGAATCTATCTATCATTCGGAGAAGACAGGCTCAGATGCCTTTTATAGCGACCTGATGAAGGATAGTTACTACAAGGCTACCTTTTGACCTACAACAGCAGACAGGACTAGCATATGGCTTTTCTGGGCTTCCTGAGAGCGAGATTAAACATCTACAGTCTTTCAGTTGGGTAGGTGACGGAAGTACGTACTCAACAAACATCTGGAAGAATACAGGGAAGCTTACATCAAGCATAAAAGATGAATTACTCATAAGCCTTATGACAGGCCGAGATACACGAGAAACTGCACAAGCAATTGCTGAGCGGTTCAATGTGGGGCAGAACGATGCAAGGCGTTTGGTTCGGACAGAATCAGCCTTTTTTCATAACCAAATGGAGCTACTCAACTATGAGGAAGCGGATATAGAGAAGTATATCTTTGTGGCCGTCTTAGACAAGCGTACATCACGCATTTGTCAGGAGCATGACAATCAGGTCTATGATAGGGATAAGGCTGTCCCTGGTGTCAATTGTCCGCCTATGCACCCTTGGTGTAGGTCTACTACTGTCGGATACGATGAGGACGCAGACTACAGCAAGTTGAAGCGCAGAGCAAGGAATCCAGAGACAGGTAAAGTTGAGTACGTGCCTGCCGATATGACTTATAAAGAGTGGTATAGCAAGTATGTTGCGAAAGATGTAAAAAATGAAATACAAGATTATAAGAAAAGTGACAAAACCGTTTCAAGATATAATACCCCAAAATTGTTTTCTGATGTTAGTAACGCATGGGATGAAATTGGGAGGGGTGGATTATCGAAAGAACAACTTGTAGACTTGCTAGAATCTGAATATGAATTAGGTAATTTTTCGAGCGATATAGCAAAATTGATAGGAGTAAGTTCTGCTTATATAGATGTTAGTAGTTTAGCTACTTCATTAGTGAGACATGGACAACAGTACTCCTTAGATGAGTTTATGTTAATAAAAGAGGCGGTTCAAAAACCTTATTTGATTCTAGATAATTCAGAGAGGGTTGAAAAATCAATTATTTCATATGTAAAAATACCTAACAAAGATAAGGTCATTATGGAAGCGGTGATGGTGCCACGAGATGAAATGCTAGTCATTCACTTTAACAAGGTGGGGATTCGTCAAGTTAAAAAGAATGAAAAAAATATGTCGACGCTTTACAAAAAGGGAAAATAA